GACTTTGTTAATGTGGGCGGTGGCTCTGCTGCTGGCTCTGACACGCAGGTTCAGTTTAACAACTCTGGCGCTTTTGGTGCTTCTGCCAACATGACGTTTGACGGCACTAAGCTGACTGTTGGAAACATTCTGGACTCTGGCCTAACAGCAAGTAAGCCTGTCTTTACAGACGCTAGTAAGAACTTGGTGTCTACTGGAACTCTTGGTGTTGACCAAGGCGGTACAGGTCTTTCTACAGCCACTGCATACAGCGTGGTGTTCTCAGGTACAACAAGTACCGGCGCATTTCAGGCATCGGCTGGCCCCGGTACAGCGACACACGTTTTGACAAGTAATGGCGCAGGAGCGTTACCAACTTTCCAAGCACCCGCAGCTTCTGGCGTATCGCAAGCCAGAGCAACAATGATCTCCTTTATCTTTGGCTTCTAAGGAACTAACATGGCTAATCCAAACCTTCTTGCCGCGACCACAGCGTCAGGCACAACTACATACCTCACACCCGGCGGTACAACTGCTCTGGTGCTTGTGCCTAATGCCGCATCCAGCGGTCAGGTTTTCAAGATCAATCAGATTGTTGCGGCTAACGTAAACGGCTCTGCGGCAGTAGATGCTACAGTGTCCATCTACACTAACGGCGCTGTGGCTCAAGGCTCTGCTCCTTCGGGCGGTACGGCTTACCCTATCGTGTCTACAGTGTCTGTTCCTGCTGATGCTTCGTTGATCGTGACTGATAAGACTACAGGCTTGTATTTGATGGAAGGCTCATCCATTGTGGTGACATCCGGCACAGCCAGCGGTATTACATACAGCATATCCTATGAGGTGATTTCATAGTTTTATGACTAACGTGGCGCATTTGTACAGGATTACCAACACCGTGAATGACATGGTGTATATCGGCGTGACTAAAAATCCTCACACCCGGATGAATGCTCACGCCTGCTCTAAAACGCCAACCAAGTCCATCATAAAAAACGCCATACAAAAATATGGTAGAGATAAATTTACGTTTCAGGTTTTGCTAACATCAACGCAAGAGTACTGCTATGAAATGGAGCGTAAGGCAATTGATGCGTACAACACATTAAAGCCAAACGGGTACAACATCTGCACTGGGGGCCTTGGTGCTATTGGCATTTTTGGCGACAAAAATGGTATGTTTGGTCGTAAGCACTCACCAGAAACCTTGGAAAAAATTCGTCAAACCAAGCTGGGTAAAGCGCTTACTGCTGAAACCAAAGAAAAAATGCGCGTTGCTCATTTGGGTCAAAAGCGTTCTGCTGAGAGTCGTGAAAAAATGAAACAGATTGCATTAAACAGAAGCCCTGAAGTGCTGGCAAAAATGCGTGAAGCTCGTAATGCGACTTTTGCTCGTAAACGATTAGAGAAGGTGCAATAAGATGTCCAATCGCTACAAAGGCGCGGTCATTTCCGCAACGCCACCTACGACTACGGGTGGTGAAGAAGGCACTGCGTCTGGCGCATGGACATTGGAACAACAGATGCAGTTGCAAGCGGCTGGGTTGTGGCCTGCCCAACCGACTGGGCCGTATATTGAAGAAGTGTTTAACACGGGCATATATTCTGCAACTGGAGGCAGTGAGACATTTTCCATCTTAGGTAGTGTCAATATGTACACCAAAGGTGGTTTAGTATGGATTAAAGCCAGAACCGATGCTGTAGGGCATTATTTAATTCGCCCTGTAACTGGCGCAAGTAGTCCGTGGAATCAATCAAACGGCAATGGCGCAGATGGTAATTTTGGAACATCTGAATTTAGAGTAAATTCAAATAATACCGTGACTATGTCCAACGGTAATATCAATAGTGGCGGCACAAATTATGCTTCTTGGAATTTTGCCAAACAACCAAAGTTTTTTGATATTGTGACGTATACGGGGACGGGTTCTGCTAGAACAATTGCTCACAATCTTGGCTCTGTGCCGGGTTGCATTATGATTAAATGTACCAGTGCAACTGAAAGTTGGGCTGTATGGCACAATTCACTAACAAACGCATTTAGCGTAAGCACCAACTATTTAATACTTAACGGCACAGAAGCGCAACAAAGTTCTAGCAATAGATTTAATGGGACGCAGATTACGTCCACAGAATTTGGGATTAAAGGGGATGGTAACGTCAATGGTTCTGGCAAAACCTATGTAGCCTACATTTTTGCCCACAACGCAGGAGGTTTTGGCCTAACTGGTACAGACAATGTAATTTCTTGTGCGTCATACACTGGTAATGGCTCTGCAACTGGCCCCGTGGTAACGCTTGGTTACGAACCACAATGGCTTTTAATTAAAAGACAAAGTAGCGCAGATAATTGGAATATTATTGACAATATGCGTGGATTAACTGTTGGTGGTAATGACGCTAATTTAGTCCCAAATACAGCCGCTACAGAGGTAATAACTGACATAGTATCACCAACAGCAACAGGTTTTCAATTAACAACAACTGGTGGTGAATTTAATACAAGTGGCTCTACCTACATCTACATAGCCATTCGCAGAGGCCCGATGAAAGTGCCTACGAGTGGCACTAGTGTGTTTGCGCCTGTAGCGTACACGGGGGACAGCACTAACAATAGAATATTGACAACCGGTTTCGCATCTGACGCTGTGATTATTACGAAAAAATCACAATCAAGTTACGGTCGAGAGTTTACCTCAACTTTGACGGCGTATCGCGAGATATTTGCAAATCTGACAGACGCTGAAACTGCTGATACTGCAATGAAAACGGCAAACACCGGATTGAGTGTTTCAAACACCGGACACTTCCAGATGTCAGTCAACTCTACAGGAGAAACTTACATTGCTGAGATTTTCGGTAGAGCCCCCGGCTTCTTTGATGAGGTTTGCTATACAGGAACAGGAAGTGCTACAACTCAAACGCATAACTTAGGTGCAGTGCCTGAACTGGTAATTTGGAAACGTAGAAGTTCAACTTCTAATTGGCGCGTGTGGCAAGCAAGTTTTAGTGTGAATGATGGCGTATATTTAGATTCAACTTTTGCAAAAGATACAGACCCAAATGTTCAAACAGCAATTCCAACTGCAACAGTATTGAACCTTGCAACAGGCGCATACACCAATGCCAGTGGCTCAACCTATGTTGCTTACCTGTTTGCCACAGTATCAGGTGTTTCTAAAGTAGGTTCATACACAGGCACAGCCACTACACTTCAAATTGATTGTGGTTTCACAGCGGGTAGCCGTTTCGTTCTCATTAAACGCACAGACTCAACGGGTGATTGGTATTTGTGGGACTCAGCACGAGGAATCGTAGCGGGTAATGACCCTTACCTGCTCTTGAACAGCAATACCGCTGAAGTAACTAACACCGACTACGTAGACACATACAGCGCAGGGTTTGAGATTAGCTCAACTGCGCCAGCCGCCATCAATGCAAACGGCGGAACCTACATTTTCCTTGCCATAGCTTAAGGACAAAACATGAGTACAAAGTACCCCGGCGGGTTTATCACAAAGTCCCCAGTAGCGCCAACATCATCGGCGGCTTCTGGTATCTGGACGCTTGACCAACAACAGCAAGCTCAGAAAGCCGGTACTTGGCCCAGCCCACCTATATTTATTGAGGATTTGTTCTCGACGTATTTGTATACGGGCAATGGCTCTACACAGACGATTACCAACGGCATAGATTTATCGGGTCAGGGTGGGTTGGTTTGGATTAAATGGCGCAATACTACTTATGGCAGCGTAGACCATAATTTGTACGACACTTCTAGAGGTGTTTTAAATCGTATTCTTTCTAATACGACCGATGCTCAAGTAACGCAGGCAAGCAGCTTAACTGCGTTTAATTCCACTGGTTTTTCTTTGGGCGGAACATCTGGAACAAACGGGAATAACGCCAACTACGTCTCATGGACATTCCGCGAACAGCCAAAGTTCTTTGATGTTGTGACTTATACGGGTACAGGTTCTGCAAGAACTGTGGCGCACAACTTAGGTAGCGTACCGGGGTGCATCATTGTCAAACGAACAGATACGTCGGGTTTTGATTGGCCTGTTTATCACAGAAGCACAGGGAATACTCAAAGGTTGCTTCTCAATGATACCGTTCCAGCGGCGGCTAGTTCAGGGTTTTGGAACGATACTACTCCAACTAGCACCGTGTTTACTGTTGGGTCAAATGTCAACACAAACGCATCTGGCGGCACATACGTAGCCTACCTATTCGCCCATGACGCAGGCGGCTTCCCTGTTTCTGGCGGTGGCTCAACCAATGGTATTTCGTGTGGGTCTTGGACAGGAACAGGCTCAACCTTTACTGTAAATCTTGGATATGAACCTCAGTGGTTGATGTTTAAACGCACAGATGACGTGGGCGATTGGATTATTATTGACAATATGCGTGGGGTTACAGTAGATGGGGCAGACGCATACCTTAGGCCAAATACCAGCGGTGCAGAATCAAACATAACTGGCGGAGCAACATTAAACTCAACAGGATTCAGTTGGGCTACTGGTGCGGGATCAACTTTTATCTACATAGCCATCCGCCGTGGCCCAATGAAGACCCCAACAACGGGGACAAGTGTGTTTGACCCAGAGGCATACAGTGGCGATAACTCAAACACTCGTGTTATTACTACAGGGTTTCCACCAGACATGGTTTGGACTGGTGATAGGGCTAACGGTTCAAGACGAGTAGGGGACAGACTGCGTGGGCTGTTTACAAACCCCGGCCCAATAAGCACCACATCTTCCACTTCAGATGAACAATTAAGTTCTTATAGTCTTCCCCAGATGAGTGGTTGGCAAACTGGCAATGGAACAGTCAGATTTGAAAACTCGACAGGGGTCGATTACGTTCTTCACGCTTTTAGACGCGCTCCGGGCTTTTTTGATGTAGTTTGCTACACAGGCACAGAAGTTTCAGGGCAGACATTTACACATAATTTAGGTGTAGTGCCTGAGATGATGATTGTCAAATCAAGAAGTGGGACAACAGATTGGACTGCTTACCATTCTGCGCTTGGTGCTTCTGCCCGAATTTATCCTAACGCTACAAATGCCGCAAATACAGGAACTGCCGCCCCTTGGAATTCAACTAGCCCAACATCTACAGTTTTTTCTTTAGGAAATGCAGGGGCAACTAACCTTTCAGGTGGAACTTTTGTCAATTACCTATTTGCCACAGTCGCAGGAGTTTCCAAAGTAGGCTCATACACAGGTACAGGTGCACTGTTAACTGTTAACTGCGGCTTTACATCAGGTGCTCGGTTTGTTCTCATTAAACGTACAGATAGCACAGGCGACTGGTATCTTTATGACTCAGCCCGTGGTATTACATCGGGTAATGACCCTTACCTTTTGATAAACAGTTCAAGTGCTGAAACAACAGGCACTAACTACGTTGACACAGATACAACAGGCTTCCAAGTAACAGCCGCCGCACCCGCAGGTTTAAACGCCAACGGTGGCACATACATCTTTCTCGCAATTGCTTAAAAGGAGCACATCATGGAAATTCGTTTACGTTCAACAGGTGAAGTTATGTATGAGAGTGAGTTCCGTACTCGCTTCGCTCAGAACTTGCCACCCCGTCCAGTAACACAAGAGTGGCTTGACAGCTACATCAGCGACCCCGCTGGTGACATTGTGTTTGAAGGCCCACAGGCTACAGGCGGTACGGTATAT